ACGCAGGAGATCTTCGACTCACTGGAGGTGCCCGGTGAAGCTGCCTGATGGCACGATCCTCATGCACGCGCGCGCGCCGTATGACCCGAAGAAGGCGCACGAGTACTACCTGAGAACCAGGAAGTTGAAAGGGCGGAAGCCCGGAGCCGCTCAGCCCCCCAAGCTGACTCCAGCTGGTGGACGGCAGCTTCCGAAGGCCCCGCCCAAGAAGCACACGCAGATCTCGCAGTTGTCTCCTCAGCAGAAGGCCGAGCTTCGCGCCTACGCCGCTCAGCGGGTCCAGGCGGCGCAGAAGAAGCTCAACGATCTCAACAAGAAGCTGAAGGAGAAGCTCGCTGCGGCCAAGAAGTCCGAGCAGGACTCCAAGAAGCCTCCTACCGCCGCCGAGAAGCGAAAGGCGGCGAAGGAAAGCGCGCAGTACCGCAAGGAACACAAGCAGGAGCTCAAGACGAAGGCCAAGCGTGCCGCGGCCAAGTCGGGTGGCTCCTCCGACACGAAGGGATCCGCAAGCTCGGACAGCGTCGCAGGGCTGAAGAAGCAGATCGCAGCGGCAGAGAAGGAGCTTTCTGTCGCCAAGGCGAAACAGAAGGCTCTGGCGTAAGCCACGAAGAGAAGACCACGAAAGGACTGTCAAAATGGCAGTGAAGACGAAGGCCGACTTCAGTGGCTACGTCACGAAGTTCGGCATCAAGTGCTCCGACGGCCGGACGATCACGTCCGACGCCTTCAAGCACCAGGACGGGATGCAGGTCCCGATGGTGTGGCAGCACCAGCACGACGATCCCGACAACGTGCTCGGCCACTTCGAGCTCGAGCATCGGGATGACGGCGTCTACGGCTACGGGTTCTTCAACGAGACCCCGAAGGCCGTCAACGCCAAGGAGCTCATCAAGCACGAGGACATCAAGTCCCTCTCCATCTACGCCAACCAGCTGCTCGAGAAGGCCTCGAGCGTCATGCACGGCGTCATCCGCGAGGTCTCTCTCGTCCTGGCGGGCGCCAACCCCGGCGCGTTCATCGACAACATCGAGCTCCAGCACGGCGAGGAGACCATCGTCCTCGACGACGAGGCGGTCATCTACACCGGTCTCGAGCTGGAGCACGAGGACAAGTCCGAGTCCACGGCCGAGCACGCCGACGGCGAGGACACGACGGTGCAGGACGTGTACGACTCCATGACGGCGGAGCAGAAGGAGGTGGTCCACTACATGGTGGGCGCCGCCATCGAGGCCGTCAAGGAGGAGAAGTCCGGCGGCGAGACCAAGCAGTCGGCGACCGACGACAACGACGACGAGAAGGAGATCCGTCACATGAGCCGCAACGCCTTCGAGGCCGAGCGCGTTTCGACCGACGAGAAGCCGGAGCGGCACGTCCTCTCCCACGACGCCATCAAGGGCATCGTGCAGGACGCCAACCGCCGTGGCTCCCTCAAGGAGGCGGTCGAGCACTACGCGCTGCAGCACGGGATCAACGACATCGACACGCTGTTCCCCGACGCGAAGAACGTCGACAACACGCCGCAGCTCGACATGCGGCGCATGGAGTGGGTCAAGTCCGTGCTCAACGGCACGCGGCACAGCCCCTTCACGCGCATCAAGAACATCGTCACGACGGGTCTGACGTACGACTCGGCGCGGGCGAGGGGCTACATCAAGGGCACCCTGAAGAAGGAGGAGTTCTTCGGGCTGACCTCGCGAGTCACCACCCCGGCGACCGTGTACAAGAAGCAGAAGCTGGACCGCGACGACATCATCGACATCACCGACTTCGACGTCGTCGTCTGGCTCAAGGGCGAGATGCGCCTCATGCTCGACGAGGAGCTCGCCCGCGCGGTCCTGATCGGCGACGGTCGGGCCGTGGACGACGAGGACAAGATCAAGGACCCGGCGGGGGCCAACGAGGGCGCGGGGATCCGGGCCATCGCGAACGACCACGAGCTGTACGCGGCGACGGTCTACGCCCCGGCCGACTTCTCCGACGACGCGGGCAAGATCGCGTTCGTCGAGCAGATCATGCAGGACATGCGGTTCTACAAGGGCTCCGGCTCGCCGACGTTCTACACCACGCTCGGCGTCGTCAACTCCCTCGTCCTCGCGAAGGACGGCATGGGCCGCCGCCTGTGGCGCACGAAGTCCGATCTCGCCACCGAGATGGGCGTCGCCAACATCGTCGAGGTCGAGGTCATGGAGGACGAGGCCTACGCGGACCTCGTCGGCGTCATCGTCAACCTCTCGGACTACACCGTCGGCACGGATCGCGGCGGCGACGTCTCGATGTTCGACGACTTCGACATCGACTACAACCAGTACAAGTACCTGATCGAGACCCGGCTCTCCGGTGCCCTGACGAAGATCCGTTCGGCGCTCGTGGTTCGCCGTGCCCCCGCGGGCGCGACCCTCCGCACGCCGACCAAGCCGGACTTCGATCCGGACACCGGCGACATCACGATCCCGACGCAGACCGGCGTCACGTTCACGCGGACCGACACCGGCGCCACCACGGCGCAGGGCTCGACGGTCACCGTGCCCGACGGCGAGTCCCTCGAGATCCAGGCCACCCCGACGTCCGGGAACTACTTCGAGACGAACCAGCAGGACAGCTGGACGTTCACGAACCCGGCGTAGTACTCGCCTGAACTGTGGCGAGGTGGTTCGGAAAGGTAGGGTTCGGCAATAGCGTCGAGCAGAAGCCCGGCGTATTTGTCGATGAGATCACTGAGCTCTCGTATTACGGGGACGTGGTTCGTGATGCGCGGCGACTCTCTGAAGCAGAGAAGCTGAACAAGGACCTCAGTACCTCAAACTCGATCAGCATCATTGCTGATGCGGATGCCCTTGAGAACTACTTCGCCATTCGCTTCGTGGAGTGGATGGGGGTTGCTTGGACCGTGACGGAAGTCGAGGTCGAGCACCCCCGTCTGATCCTGCGTTTGGGGGAGGTGTACAATGGCCCGCGAGCAGCTGCAGACGCTCCTTGAGTCACTCTGTCCCCGCGTATATTTCCAGCCGCCGTCCAACATCACCATGCAGTATCCCTGCATCGTGTACAAGCGGTCGACTGAGGATGTGCGCTACGCGGACAACCAGCGATTCGATGAGTACGTGCAGTACGAAGTGATGGTCATCGATCGAGACCCTGACAGCACCATCCCCGGGTCCGTCGGCAGGCTGCCTCTCTGTCGTTATGAGAGGTTCTTCGCTGTCGACGACCTCAACCACGATGTGTACAACTTGTACTGGAAAGGAAGCGTGTAACACATGGCACCTCTGACCTGGGATCAGGTCGGCGAGCGCACGTACGAGACCGGCGTCGACCGCGGGGTCCTGTACCCCATCGACAGCGACACGGGCGAGTACACCGGTGGCGTGGCCTGGAACGGTCTGACGACCGTGACCGAGTCGCCCGCCGGGGCGGAGGCGTCGGCGCAGTACGCGGACAACATCAAGTACCTCAACCTCGTCTCGGCCGAGACCTTCGGCGCGACGATCGAGGCGTTCACCTACCCGGACGAGTTCGCCGAGATGGACGGCACGGCTCTCCCCGAGCCGGGTGTGGCCTTCGGTCAGCAGGGCCGGAAGGTGTTCGGTCTGTCCTACCGCACGCGGAAGGGCAACGACATCGACGGCACCGATCACGGCTACAAGCTCCATCTCGTCTACGGCTGCCTGGCTGCTCCGTCGGAGAAGGCCTACGGCACCATCAACGACTCCCCCGAGGCGATCGCGTTCTCGTGGGAGGTCAGCACGACGCCGACGCCGGTCGCCGCGGCGGGCCTCAAGCCGACGGCGCTCGTGGTCGTCGACTCGACGGTCGTCTCGGCCGCGTCGCTGACGGCGCTCGAGGACGCGCTGTACGGCGGGGGCACGGAGACGGTGGCGCGGCTGCCGCTTCCGGACGAGGTCCTCACCCTCATCACGCCCGGCCCGTAGCGGTTCCTGACAGAAAGGCCAGAGGATGCTCGAAATCAAGGTTGGCGGTGTCGAATCGTACGACGATTCCAAGCAGGAATTCGTCATCATCGGTGGTACGCCGATCCAGCTGGAGCATTCTCTGGTCTCACTGTCAAAATGGGAGCAGGAGTACGAGAAGCCGTTCATCTCAACGACTGAGAAGACTGACGAGGAGTTGGTCTTCTACGTCAAGTGCATGACGTTGACGCCTGAAGTTCCAGAGGAGTTGTATCTCAAACTCTCTGACGAGAACATCCAGGACATCAACGACTACATCAACAAGAAGATGTCGGCTACCTGGTTCAGTGATGCTCCCAACGCTCCCCCATCTCGGGAGATCATCACAGCCGAGCTGGTCTACTACTGGATGACCGTGTTCAACATCCCGTTCGAGTGCCAATACTGGCATTTGAACCGGCTGTTCACGCTCGTCCGAGTCTGCAACATCAAGCAGGCCAAGCCCAAGAAGATGAGTCGAGCGGAAGTCGCTCAGCGAAACCGCGAACTCAACGAACGACGTCGTTCGCAACTCGGAACCAAGGGATAGGAGGTGAATTTTGGCCACAATCGAGTGGGATAAGGCGGGTGACCGGCGCTACGAGCTTGGTGTCGATCGAGGAGTCCTATATTTGCGGGATGGACGAGTTGTTCCGTGGAATGGGCTTCGCGGCATGGAGGAATCTTACGACCGGGAGACGCAGACGTTCTACATCGACGGGGTCAAGTACCTCCAGCGGTTTTCCCCGGGAGATTTCTCAGGAAAGCTTCGAGCGTACACCTATCCCGAAGAGTTCGATGAGCTCGTTGGCTCTGCCCAAGTGGCAGACGGCATGTTCTACCACGGACAGCCGCCCAAGCCGTTCAGCCTTTCGTACCGGACAGGGGTCGGCAACGATCTGGAAGGTCTGGATCACGGCTACAAGCTTCACATCCTGTACAACCTGATGGCGGTGGCTGATCCAACGGCGTACAGCACGCTCGAGGAGCAGATCACCCCGATGGAGTTCGCCTGGGCTCTGACCGGAACTCCGCCAAGCCTGTCGGGCTTCCGTCCGACGGTTCATATTTCCATCGACTCGACCAAGGCCGCCCCCGAGACGCTGGCAACCATCGAGACCGTGCTCTACGGAACCGATGTCGCCAACCCACGGCTTCCTGAGATCGACGAGATGACCGATCTCATGTCGATGTACGGCTCGTTCGTCGTTGTCGACAACGGCGATGGAACATGGACCGGCATCGATCTTGCTGGCGACTACGTCACGATGGATAGTCCTACGCAATTCACCGTGGACAACGTCGACGCCACATATTCCGACACCGATACGTACTCCGTATCGACCACGACCCCCGACTGAGGAGGTGAACGATGACCACAATCACAGGCCTTACGGCTGAGCGCATGCTGGAGATCGAGGCCGCCTCGGTCGTCGACGGTGACGTGGCCGGAAACGATCTGTTCCTGACTCGCCATGACGGAACGATCATCAACGCGGGCAACGTTCGTGGTCCGGCTGGCCCCACGGGGCCGATGGGCGCCGCTCTGTCCGTGCTGTCCGATATTCCGGTGCTCGAGATCGGTTCTGCCGGTCAGATCCGCGCAGGGCGGCAGCTGTCGCCTTCCGACTTCACGGCAATGGGGCTCAGCGCGCCTCTTGGCCTGTGGAATCTTTCCAACGTGAACGATTCCTCAGGGAACACCCGCAACCTTTCCAACAAGGGCGCGGTCCCGTTCGTTTCCGGTATCAACGGCTCGGCTGCAACCGCGGCTCAGTTCGTTGGCTCGACGGGTCAGGTCCTCTATATTCCGGATACGGGCGCAGCGGATCCCTTCCGGATCAAGACCGGCTCGTTCGGGGCGTGGTTCCGGACGGCCAAGCGAACCGTTGCTCAGACGATCATGAGCAAGTTCGACGATACCGTCGCTGGTCGTCGAGCCTGGGCGCTGAGCGTGAACGCGGACAAGGCGTCGCTGGCTGTTTCGGCGGATGGCGCTGCAGGAACGCTCGTCGGTCTGGGCGGCACGTCAGACATCGGCGACGACAAGTGGCATTTCCTCGTCGCAACGGTCGACGGCTCGAAGATCCGCGTGTATGTCGATGGAGTTCTCGAAGGCACGGCTACGTTCCAGAACCTTCTCTTCGGTACGCCTGCTCCGTTCAACATCGGTGGCTACAACGGCGATGCTTCGGCAGTCGCTACCCAGCCTCACTACGGACGCGTCGACGAGGCGTTCGTGACCGACGATGTTCTGTCGCTCGAGCAGATCCGCAACCTCATGGCAGCCAGTGTGCCGCACGCGCTGGCCGTTCTGCCTACCGACGTGCGTCTCGCTGTTCGTCGCAGGCGTCGTGGAGCTGCGGTGCCCGTGTCGGCGTTCCCGGCACAGCCGCTGAGGCTTCACAACTTCGTTGCTGGCGCGCTCACGGACCAGGGATCTCAGAATATCCCGCTTGCGGTCACCAGCGGCACGAGCATCGACAGCGCGGCTCCGGATGGGACGAAGACGGGCGCCAAGATGAACACCAC